AGCCGTAGCCCCCTCGTGCCAACTGTATGACATTTCAGTGCGGGCAATCCTTTCAGCGTTAGCATCAGTAATGTCGTCCAAACCATTTGCCACAGCGTCCCTAATTTTACGCAAGTTAGTATCCTCACCAGCCAATTCATTTTCAATAATTGAGCGGGCAGTTTGTAATAAGGTATCACGCACACTAGTGGCAGTGTCATTTGCCCGTGATCGCAAAATTGCTAAAGCCCCTGACTTTTCAAGGTCAAATTCCTCAATAAGGTTGTAGTAACTGGCGGTTAATTCAATTGAGCGTTTAAAAGCACTCAAACTGCTATCGTAAACAATTTGGCCAGTTAAAGTACGCCACTCGTCAGTGCTACCAATAATGTCAGTTAAATTATCCTCAACCCCTTTAACCCTTAAACGGCTAAGGTCTTTTTGTTTAATGTCTTTTACCAGCAATTTAATTTGCTGTTTCATTTTATTTTGCAACTCAATACGGCTTTTAGCCATTAAGCGCTTTTTTTCTCTAAGGTAGTTGCGGTCTTTAGCTGTTTTGGTCATTAACATTTTAGTATGTACGTGTTTGTGTTTTAAGTCCTTACCCATACTAAAAGTAAATGGGGTAGCAGGTGGGGTAAGTTCATCACCCCCGTCAATAGGTTCTAAGCCCCTGCGTTGTCTAACTTCGTTTACAGTTTCCCATACGTTAATGGCACTTTTATCATAGTTAAGCTCAGCCTCTTGGTTTTCAGGCACACAGTCATCAGGCACAATTTCAAGGTTTTGGGTGTTGGCAAACATTGGCAATAAAAAGCGGTTAAGCTTTTCAAATATAAGTTCAATGCGTGGTTTAACTACCCTTGACATAAAAATATAATCACTGGTTTCAGCATTAGCACGGTTTACGTCATCAGTAATAGCCACAATAGCTTTTGGCACTTTAAATATACTTAGTATTTCATCACGGGTAAGGTTTCTTTGGTTTACAAAGTCCATATCCTTTTGACTAAGTTGCATTGCTTGGTACTTTAGGCCATTTTCAAGCAACAATGTTTTATGGGCATTGGCCACACCTTTGTACTCATCATTAAATTGCTCTTTTAGTCTTTCAAATTGTTCCTTACCCAAAGTGTTTTCGGTACTTAATGCACCGCTTGGGCTAGCCCCATTTTCAAAAAAGGCATTGTTATAATTTTGGGCATTTAAGTCAGCGTTAATAGCCCGTCTTGACATTTCAATAGTGCTAACACCTTGCAATTGGTCATAAGGGTTAGGTCTAAAAATAGGCACAATTTCAGTAACATCAAAAGGTATTCTAGCGCCTTTAGGGTTAGTAAAAACATAACCAGCAATCATTTTGTCAGTACCCCTAACAATAGCAACGCAAGCAGGGTCAAGCACGTACATTTCCTTAATAATGCTACCGCCTAAGTTTTTAACAGGGTATAAAAAAGCCTGCCCGTGGGTATCAATATGGCTACTAACTAAATAAAATAAATCAACGCCAGTTTGAAAATCGTTTGGTTTATCAAGTAATTGCACTATTGGGTGGGTAAGTTCCTCACTTTGGTCTTTGCCCTTTTTATAAACCCCATAATGGTTACTGGCCACCGCATTAGCAATAGCATCAATACAGCTATAAACAATACCGTAATAGTAGTCCTTTCTAGCAAACGACCTATTGGTGCTAGCAAAAAAATTAGTACCACCGCCACCAAAAACAGGTTTTACATCAGCACTTTTGCCAAGGCCAATTGCTAATTGTTTAAATATGTTCATAAAACTATTATACCGACTTAACTCTGTAAAATTATTGCTTAATTATAAAATTTTAGGGTTAATGGTAGTAAAAATACTGTTAATTAACAGCTTACTGTCATTAACTTTGCTTAAATCATTGTTAATTTCGTCCCCACCGTCATCAACAATTACAAAGTTGCCTAAACTTTCAGGCTTACGCCCACGTTGGTGAAACACCCGCACACAACTGCCGTCATTAAACTTAACCGTAAAATCGTCATCAATTTTTAAGCAATTAAGATCGTAGCGCAACAATGGGCTTACCCTAATCATTGCCTTAATATTTTTTATAACTGTTATAAGAAATTCCCTGTTATTGTGGTAATAGTCAATGCCAACTACCTTATTGCGTAAAAACAAAATACGTAATAAATAGCCAGCCACAATTAAAGCTTTAGTTTGCCAGTCCTCAAACACTACGTTTTTGCTATTGTTTTCCCACATATCGTACAAACCAATATTTGTGGCCTTACATATAACACAATCAGGGTTTTTCTCATAATCACCCACAAACACTTTCATAAATTGGCTTAGTGGCATATTTGCCCCTGCTAATTTAATGCGGGTTAAAAAGTCATCAAAGGGTATGTGTTCAATGCGTTTGCCGTCCAGTAAATAAGCTAAGTCCTTTTGTAGTTCTGCTTTAAGCTTGTAAATTTCGTTTGTTTTTAAATGTAGATCGTGGCCTATTTGGCTAAAGTTATCACCCGCTACCAACGCCCTAACTATTGTGGCTTTAATGGGTGGTAATTTGTCAGTTATGTTATCCAGTTGCAAATCGTCATATAATTTTTGGCGCTCATCAAAGCTTGGCTCTTGGTTGCCAACAAGGTCATCAATTTTGGGTTCGTACATAAAAACCCTCATTGTGGTTGGTACACCTTTTAGCCTTGTTGTCATAAAAATGTTGCTCTTGGTTGCTTGGCCTGAGCAAAAGTTAACATAAGGGCATCGGCAAAGTCAGGCGATTTGCCCGTCCTCTTTTTTTGGTCTGCTTTAGGTTCAATAGCCAACACCTTATCAGTATTGATTTTGTACCTTACCCAATTTAACTGTATCCATTTATCCACCTGTTGTAAAGTACCCGAATTTTCCAACCATTGTTTGCACTTCCAGTAACACTCAGCCTTTAGGTTTGAGTAACGGGTAGGGTCTTCGGCACTAACACCAACCGCCACCCCATTAACACTGTGGCCAAGTTCCTTTAAACGGTCAGTTACCCCACGCCCAATACCAGTATCGTCAATAAAAACATTTTCAGCCTTAACATTGTAATCCCGCATAATGCGCTCAATTTCACTTACGTTTGTCATAGTGTCGGTACTGCGGTTGCTACTTTCAACCCAAGCCATTGTTGGGCTACGTAAAACATAAACATTGCTATCACCGCCACCGCCAATATCAGCGCCTAAAATTAACTCAATTGGTTTAACAGGTGGTGCGGGTGGTGGTAATTGTTCAGGTTGTTTAAATACCTCATTAGTAAATGCGCTAAGTATGGTGCTTTCAGTAATTAGTGTGCGGTAACCCTTACTATCAACCCCTTCCTCGTCTGGAAACTTACACTCGTAAAAGCTTTCAAAAAAAGGTAAGCCCCTGTTTTCCTCAACACTGCGCCTATCCAAACGCCCCTCTGCTATTGCCTGCTCTAACCCAATATTAAGTTTTAAATAGTCATCATTAAACAAAATATTTTGCATAAAGTGGTTGCGGTTTACAGCGTTGCCCAATTCCATTAAAAAGGTTTTATTATAATCACCAGTACCCTCTAATATTTTTTTAAGCTGTAAGTATTGCACTGCGTGGAGTAACGGGCTTTCGTCTAAAACTACGTTTGGCTTATGTTCACCAATAGCCGTGCCAACGTCAGTATCAGTACCGTAAAGTGAAATAACCTTTAAACTACCACCACCCAAAAATGTTACTTTGTCAGCCTTACGCTCACGCTTTAACCGCTCAAACTTTTCGTTATTGTCAAATTCCAATTGGCTACTAAATAAAGGGTTGTCAAATATGTGGCTAATTGCCATTTTCATAATAAGGTCAGACGTGCCGTATTTAACCGAGGCTATAATAAATTCCTCGTTCATAACCGTAGTACAAGCCACTACCCCCATACTAACAAACTCAGTTTTGCCATAACCCGTAGGCGACATACACGCCACACGGGGGTTTAACTTAAAAAGTATTGCACAAAAAATATCAAATTGCCCTTTGGTAACAACCTCGCTTGCACGCTTGTCGCCAATTTTAAATAAGCTTAATAAATACCAAGCCAGTTTAAGTTGTTGTGGTGTTAGGTCTACACTCATTTATTAGCTCCCTTAATTTCCCCAATTCCTCTTTAATAACTGTTTGGCCATTGGTGGTTAAATCAACTGATTGTTTTGGCCTACCGTCCACACGATCAAAAACTTCCCTTAATGCTTTGGTGTTGCCATTGCTGGCCTGTATTACTAATTGCTTTGCAATAATGCGTTTATATTTTATTTTTAAATTAGGGTCAACCTTGCCCAATTCCTGTTTAAGCAATTCAACCATTGATAAATTCTTTTTAGGCCTGCCCGCTTTGTTTATACCCTCAGGGTTTAAAACAAAACCAGTTTCTTTTTTTGGCTCAGGGGTAATTATTGGTGGCATTAACTCTGGTGGTGCTACTGGTATTGTTGTTGTTTGTTCATTATCCATAGTTGTTGTTTTTGTGTTGTTTTTTAAACCTAAAACAACAAAGGTGATTTTTAGAGCGGTAGGGTCTGTTTGACAGCCAATCCCCTAACGGTTGTTAGGTGCTTTTCATTAAGCTACTACCGCAAGTTTACGTTGGGCTAAAGTTACCTTTGCCCCTTTGTACATACCAGCGCCAATTTTGTCTATTTCATTAAACGGTAAAATAGGCGTTGTTAAATTAACTATACAACTTTTATCCAAAAAATAAACATATTTTAATTGGTAACCAACTAAAGGTTGCCATTGTCTAAACTCTTTACTGCTTATTTTTAAGTGGTGGGCTTGTATTATATGCACTTGCTCACCCGTAACAGGGTTAATACGCAAACTAGTGTTTGGGGTTATGCCAACTAATTTAAACCCACTTGCCCTGTAAATAGTACCGTCCCCGCATTGCGTCCCGTCAGCAAAACTAATTACCCATTTTATATGGGGGCTAAACTTTTTAATTAGGCGTAAACATACGCTAATACAACGGCTTTCACTATTGCGTGGTAAAAATTCATCAAAAGCCATACGGTTAAG